TTAGATATTCCAGGAAATGATGAAGCTGCAGATCAAGACTGGAAAATTCAAAACAGATATAAAATATATCAATGCACTCCATTTGAACGCAGTATAATATTGGATGCTGATATGTTAGTGTTGTCAGATATCAGTCATTGGTGGAAATTTTTGCAAAATTACAACATGTACTTCACCAGCACAGTAAAAAATTACAGAGATGAGTATGTAGGCAGTGATTTTTATCGCAAAACCTTTGTGGAAAATGATCTACCCAATCTATATTGTGGAGTGCATTACTACAATCGATGCCGAGAAAATTTTAAATTTTTAGATCTTTTGGCAAACATTGTACGCAACCACAATATTTTTTATGCAGAATTTACTCCAAAAAATCAACAAACATGGTGCAGTATGGATGTTAGTGTGTCTTTGGCCAGTAAAATTTTAAATCTTACGTCGAAAATTACCAGCACAAATTCATTTATTACTTTTACTCATATGAAACCACATTTACAAAATTGGATTACTGTGCCCAATAATTGGATGGAAAAAGTAAACGTGTACTTTGACTCAAACATGCAAATAAAAATTGACAATTTCCGTCAGCAAGGAGTACTGCATTATGTGGAAAATGAATTTTTAACTGATGATTTGTTAAAAATAATTGAAAAAAAATATTCTAAAAGGATTGAATAAAATGTTTGTAACCTTTGATTTAGAATCAGGAAAAATTCTTAGCTGCTCTGTAAGTGAATCTCACAACAGTGTACCCATAGATAATCAATTAGGAGAAAAATTTATAATGGGACTTGAATCTATGTTCAATTATAAAATAGAATATGTGCAAGGCATCTATAAATTATGCAAAAGAGGGGTGGTGCAAAAAGAAGGTCTTATTGTGCAAAACAAAACAAATAATATTGTAAATAAAAATGTGTACAAAATTCCAAATAAAACCAAAGATCACAAAGGCATTCTCATTAGAATATTAAAAAAACAAAAAAAAATAGAATTTATCATAGATGAAAATTTTAAAAATACACTTAAAGTCACAGTATCAGATACCAATCAAAGAATGCACAATTTTTATAGTTGTAAAAAAAATGATGCTACTCAATTGGATCAAATATTTGAAGTTAATTTGTATGAATTAACTATTAAAAAAACAATAAGTTTTGATTACACACCAAGAGATGAGGTAGACATTTACTGCAAAAAAGTTTTTGATTACTCTTTGGAAAGAATATATGAATAAAATTGCAATAAAAGATTGCGACATAATATTTTTAAGCTATGACGAACCCAATTGTGAAAGAAACTATGCAGCACTAAAACAATTGGTGCCTTGGGCTAAACGAGTGCATGGTGTACATGGATCAGACACTGCTCATAAGGCATGCGCTGATCTTTCTGCCACAGAATATTTTTTAACTGTCGATGGTGACACACAAATTAATCCAAAAATATTAGACGTGATACTGGATTTGGATGCTATGGGTATGGACTCAAACTGGATCTTTAGCTGGTGCGGACACATTAATGTGAATGGATTAAAATATGGCAATGGCAGTCTCAAGTTATGGACTAGAAAATTTGTAAAAGAAATGAAAACACATGAAAATTACATTGGTAAAGACCATAACGAAATAGAATTTTGTTATTTTAATAATTTGTATCAGTTTAACGAAAATTATAGCACCAGTTACATCAACAGCACAGCCAAACAGGCGTGGAGAGCTGGTTTTAGAGAAGGAGTAAAGATGAGTTTAAGCAAAAATTATAGGATTAAACACGTTAGTGAACTGTGGTGGCAGAACTATCATAGATTATTGATTTGGATGACTGTGGGTCAGGATGTGGAACATGGTATTTGGTCTATTGCAGGCGCTAGAGAAGGCTGTTATAGAGTGCTTTGCACCATGTGGGACTATACACAGGTTAGAGATTTTAAAAATTTAGAACAATTATGGTTGAGTTTTAGCAATAATGATACCTGTGATGAAAAAGATGCCAAGCAAAAAAGTATAATTTTAGGTAAAGAATTAAAAAAAATCCATGATATGGATTTTCCTGTAGAACCTTTTGGCGTTGATAACAGCAAATTTTTTAAAAAATTGTACGTGAATACGCCTCGTATAATTAGAAAGACAATTTGATGTACGATATATTTTTTATCAGTTACAATGAACCCAACGCAGATCAAAATTATGCTGTGTTGAAACAAAGATTTCCATTGACTCAAAGAATTCATGGTGTGAAAGGCATTCAACAAGCACACATCAAAGCTGCCACACAGAGTTTAACCAAAATGTTTTGGGTAGTGGATGGTGATGCTGTGATCAAAGATGATTTTTATTTTAATTATGTTGTGCCAGACAAATATCATAATGCTGTGCATGTGTGGAGAAGTTCTAATCCTATTAATGAATTGGAATATGGCTATGGAGGCGTAAAATTATTGCCTAAAAGATTAACCATGCAGATGGATATTAATAGAATAGACATGACCACCAGCATATCAGATGTTTTTTTTGCTAATGAACAAGTTTCTAACGTGACCATGTTCAACACAGATCCGTTCAACACATGGAAAAGTGCTTTTAGAGAGTGTGTCAAACTCAGCAGCAAGGTGATTGATCGTCAAGTGGACAAAGAAACTGAAAAAAGATTGTTAATCTGGTGCACAGTGGGTGCAGATCAACTATTTGGAGAGTATGCCATTGCTGGAGCATTGGCAGGCAGAGTGTATGGCACAGACAACAGAGGTAATTTAGATGCTTTGAGAATGATCAACAACTTTGAATGGTTACGATTGACATTTGTGGGGCAATTTCCACACATGGAGAAAGATGTATTATGATAGATCATAACATTCCATTTGATAAAATCATAAACTTTGGTCAACGCACCATGCTGAACAGCAAGTTATTTTCTGTGAGTTGGATCTTGGCTCGTTTTTGCAATTATGATTGCTCTTACTGCTGGCCTTATGCCAAAAGCAAACAGAAAGATCACAGACCATTGTCAGTTTACACAGCAGTGGTGGATGAAATCAAACGCCAGGCCAGATTGAATGGATTCACAGACTATCATTTCAGTTTCTCAGGTGGAGAACCCACGGCCTACAAAGATTTTTTACAGTTGATACAGCATTACAGCGCTGACACGGCTGCAGAATATCAGAGTATTCACATGACCACCAATCTAAGTCCTTCGGAAAAATGGTGGCATAGATGGTTGGAAGCCACAAAGTCTTTGAACCGTCGCAGCATCACTGCCAGTTTTCATGCTGAATTTGCTGATGAACAAAAATTTGGAGATAAAATATTGCTGTTAATGAAGAATAATGTGTTTGTCACAATCAATCAAGTGATGGTGCCCAATAGATTCACAGAATACTATGACAGATGCGCTAGATTTCACTCCAGAGGCATCAATGTCACACTGAAACCACAGAGTGATCCGACTGCCAGTCATGTGGTAGATGGTTACAGTGTTGCACAATTGAACACTTTGCAAACAGGATTTCCACAACGCATACAGGAAGGTGAAAAATACAAGGATCTATTTCAAATCGAAATGCAAGACGCACAAGGCAACAAGTATTACATGGATCAAGCAGAAAGATTCAATGCTTTTGGCTTCAATAAATTCCAAGGATGGCACTGTAATGCTGGATATCAGAGTTGTATCATTAGAGAACCAGGCGGAGAAGTCAAACGCAGTTACAGTTGTCATGATGAACCACTGGGCAGTATAGAACAAGGATTTAAACTGTTTGATAAACCAAGAATTTGCATCACTCCCACTTGTGTGAGTTCAGCAGATAGCAAAATACCCAAGGCCAGACATGTATAGATATGAAGACATAAGAGATATTCATTTGGAAATCACCAGCAAGTGTCAAGCCCGATGTCCCATGTGTCCCAGAAGAATCAGTGGAGGTCCTTTAAATCCTTTTATCAAGTTGGAAGAGATCACTGTGGCACAATTCAAACAATGGTTCGCAAAAAAATTTGTACAACAATTACATAGTTTGTTCATGTGTGGTAATTTGGGTGATCCTATCATATCCAAAGACACATTGGAAATATATCAGTATCTGCGTGAAGCCAATCCTGCTATTAGATTGGCCATGCACACCAACGGCAGTGCTAGAGACACAGACTGGTGGAAGAGACTGGCACAATTAAAGGTAAAAGTAACATTTGGATTGGATGGTCTAAAAGATACCAATCATTTGTACAGGATCAGCACAGATTTTGATAAGATTATGCAGAATGCGCAAGCATTCATCGCAGCAGGTGGAGTGGCCAAATGGCACATGCTGGTGTTTGCTCACAATGAACATCAAATTGAACAAGCAAGAACCATGAGCAAACAAATGGGCTTTGCGGACTTTAGTATCAAACACACTTCTAGATTCAAACAAGATTATTTGCAGGTGATTGATGATATGGGCAGACCCACGCACAGAATAAAGCCCACTCAAAACAGTTTGGAGATGATTCCATTGATCGAACAATCACAAAAAGAAGACAGACCACACATTGTTTGCAAAGCGCAAAAAGGCAAACAGATATATGTGAGTGCTTGTGGCAATGTTTCACCCTGCTGTTGGTTGGATATGGAATGGATACCACCCATGCAGGAATCAAGAATAGATTATATGGAAAAAATTTCAGAATTTCCCAATCTGCATCGTCAAACACTGCAGGAAATATTTGCCAGCGGTTATTTTGCTAAGATTGAATCACAGTGGAACACAGTGGGATTGAAAGAATGCAGCAAACAATGTGGTTCATTTGATAAACTAGGAGCGCAATTTGTTGAAAATTAACATACAAGACGTTTTATTTTGGATGGATGCCATCAGACAGTCTGATGATAGATATCGCACACTGGAAAGTTTTTGGAAAGGTCAAATCAACAGCAAAGTATGGTTGATTGAACAACTAAAAAAATTACCCAGAGCATACAGTATGGATATTTTGATTTGTGGTGGATGGTATGGAGTGATGGCCACACTTTTATTCAACAGCGATCTGTATGTGAACCGAATAACCAGCATGGACATAGACAGCAAGTGTGAAAACACAGCCAATACCATGAACAAACAGTATGAAATCGCTGGAAGATTCCGTGCTGTCACTCAAGACATGCTGAATTATAAAGAATATGATCGTTATGATATGATTATCAACACAGTGTGTGAGCATTTGACAACAGAACAATACAATGAATGGTTGAATTTAATACCCAAAGACAAAATTATTGTGTTGCAAAGCAATGACTATGTGATTGCTGAACATGTGAATCCCATGAAAGATTTAAATCAGTTTGTTTTACAAAGTAAACTGTATCCTATAGTGGAACCCAGTGAATTACAAACAGAAAAATACAAAAGATTTATGATTGTAGGTAAAAAACAATGAACAATGAACAAATAACCAAACAAATATTAGAAAAATTTAAAAAAAAACAAATAGGCTGGTTACAATTAGACATTTCATTTGACAATTATATGGATCATCAAGAGTTATCTGCTGTGAATGATTTTTATGTGGATCATAGAGAAGGAGAAAATCACAAAGGATGGCAAAGTTGTTGTTTACACGGTCTGGGCATTACTAAAACTCAAGTATCACAACATTATGGACACATGGATGAATTAAATGCTCCTTATTATTGGACTGCCTTGACACAATTAGCCCCAAAAGCCACCCAATTTTGGAAAAACTTTCCTGCAGAAAAATTTACTAGAGTTAGATTTATGAAATTAGCACCCAATGGTTATGTGGGCTTGCACAATGATTCTCCAAACAATAAGTTGGATAACATAGATTTGCTAGATTATCTATTGCCTATTAATTGCAGCATTACTCACCCTAAAGATTGCATTATGGAAATTGAAAATCACGGCATAGTGCCTTGGAAACCAGGCAGTGTGTTTTTAATTAACATACTAAACAATCACACAGTAAAAAACAACGGTACCAAAGATAGAATACACATGATTGCTCAGGTACACGTGGGCAAGCAACGTGAAAAATTTTGCGAATTAATTGCTAGGAGTGCAATAAAAAATGCTATTCTTTAGTGGATTAAATAAAAAATCTAATATAATTTTTGTATGCGTGGACAACACACATTTAATTAAAAACAATGATCATAAAGAAATTATAAAAAATATTGCTGATTATAGTATCAGTAACATTTGCAGCAAAGGATATGATCTAATTAATACATTAGATGTGAACCAAGTTTTGCCAACAATTACAAAAAAATATAGTCACGCAGTAGTTTTTGATGCAGATACAGAATTTTTAGGATCTATTTTTTTTAATCATTTGATAGAATTGTGTTCAAAAGATTTTTTTTTAGCAGGTCATGTATTAGACAGACGTGAAGGCTATTTTGAATTACACTCACAATGTTACGTGATCAATTTAAAAAAATATGCCCAATACAATATGCCAAAAATTACACAAATTCAAATGAATGCCACACATGAACACGTGCAACCTGTGAGAAGTGTGGAAAATTATCATGACGATTATACTCCTTTATGGATAAAATCAGGCACTTTAAAAAAACAATATCAGCACAAATGGCATGGCAATGAAATATTAAGTGTAGCACTGGAAAATGATGAAAATGTTTTAATATTTGATTCAAGCATACGCAATAGTAAGCGTTGTTATTACGCTCAGTATGAAGAAGATTTTATTAAAAACAGTGAATTTATACATGATCGATATAAATTTGCAAAAAATAAATTGTTCTATCCTATTAATACTGAAGAACCACAACAATTGCAAATTTCAGGACCTATAATACAATTCATTACACCTGCTAGCGGATTGAACTGGTTGTTTTATTTGCACAACTATGGTTACACAGACAATACTTTGATATCTTTTTATGATCATAATGAAAATGCTTTGCGATATATAAAAAATATTGTAGAAAAATTTAAAGGTAAAGATTATTATTCTTTTCTTAAATCAGTGATGCCCACAAATACCAACGATTGGATAAATTCCAAAGAAGAAATTGATTTACATTTTGATAAAATTAAACATTTATGGCATATAGTAGAAAACTTACATTTCAGTTTTCATCACTGTGATATATTAGAAAATTTTAGCGTTCCTGTAATAAATCACCATAATACAATATTGAATCTAAGCAATGTTTTTTGTTATGAGCCCAATGCAGCATTTGTCAGTCTCACACAAAGAATAAAGGCAGAAAACAATTTAATAAACTATCTTAAAAAACACAAAGAAAAAATCAATATAATTTTATCAGATCATGCGTGGTCTGGATTGGTGCACTACAACAGACTAATAGGATGTGCGACTGATTTTACCGAACAAAATGTGAATTCTTGTCTCAAAGCCACATGGCACACGAAAGATTCTGCGCAAAAAACAGAACACTTAAATACAAAACAGGATTACATAAATGAATAAAACTACTGGCTATTCTAAAAAGAATTTAGAAACACATCGTCCAAGTCCATTAAGTGATCAAAAAATTAAAAATGAAATCACTAACGTTCTTACCGGAGGAATAGACAAAAATATAAACAAAGAATTATGTGCAGAATTTATTCAAAAGTTTGAACAATATATTTTTTCTTCAACCATTAACAGATTTAAAGGACATCTAAGTTTTCAAAGAAAAGACGTAATTTTAGGTTGCACACAGTATATCGATAATCTCTACATGCAAGGCAATTTACAAGTGTTTGAAAATGATTATAGATATCATGAAAGATTAGGTCAGGCACACATAGTAAAAAAAATAGAAGAATTGAAACAAGCTGTGCCTTTGGTAGTTGCTATGCCATTTCCTAGCACAGGAGACATGAGACATGACATGCAATCTATTTTAAATCAAGCACTTATAAAAAATATTCCTGTACACATCGACGGAGCGTGGATGTCATGCTGTAAAGATATTGAATTTAATTTTGATCATCCAGCCATAGTGAGTTTTGCCAGCAGTTTAAGCAAAGGATTAGGTCTAGGATGGAATAGAATTGGTGTAAGATGGCACAAAAGTGAACAAGTCAATGATTCAATCAGTCTCATGAATGACTACAACATGGTGATCAAAGCTGCTGTTAAAATAGGCATGCATTTTATGCAAAAATTTCCAATGGATTATCTTTGGACAGAATATCAAGATCACTATGAAAAAATATGTAAAGATTTTAATCTATTAGAAACCAAATGTATACATCTAGCTATGAGCAATGAAGGACCTTTGGGAGTATCTAAACTTATAAATTATTTGGAGACACATGTCTAATCTCAGTTTTTGCAATATAGATAAGGTTGACATTCCATTTTCATATGATTGGAAAAAAATTTGTATCAGTATATCTGGCGGAGCTGACAGCGCACTGCTGGGTTATCTACTAGCAGATATTTTTCAAAAAAACAAACTAAATGTTGAAATGCATGTAATAAGTCACATAAGATGTTGGAAAACTAAACCTTGGCAGCGTGACAATAGCATGGCGGTGTACAAATGGCTGTGTAATAGATTTCCAAATATTACATTTAAAAGATATGAAAATTTTATTGCACCAGATCTAGAATATGCCCACACTGGTCCTAATCTTACTGATGAATACGGCAAAAAAGTTAGTGGTGACAACATAGAGATCAGAGCTTTTGCTGAATATGTGTGCGAGCAAAATCAATGTGAAGCATATTACAATGGAGTTACCCGTAATCCTAGAAATATATCATTAGGCGGCATGCGTGAACGAGATATAGAGATAAACGAAGATAACACTCATCTACAGATTATGAGACACATGAACAAATGGGCACTACATCCTTTAAGATTTATAGAGAAAGACTGGGTAGTACAACAATACATAACACACAACATACAAGATTTATTTGATCTCACTAGAAGTTGTGAAGGTGAAATTCAAGGTATAAATTATACCAATTATGTAAGTAATCAATATGTGCCAGAGTGTGGTGAATGTTTTTGGTGTAAAGAAAGGAAGTGGGCAATTGAAAAAACTCAGTAAAACATTCTGTATGCATCCGTTCACGGGACTAGCAACCAGAGAAGACGGCGCAGTTACAGCCTGTTGCCGAAGTCATCCGGTGGGTAATGTAGCGGAACAAACTTTAGAAGAAATATGGAATAATGAAACCATGAAGCGCATACGCAAACAAGTACTGAATGGTGAACGCCCTAAAGAATGTGATGCTTGTTTTAGGCTGGAAGATCAAGGAGTAGAAAGTCTCCGACAAAGACATATTAGAGGAAACATACCCGAAGCACGTGTAAATCTTTATCCAGACGCATTAGAAAAATTACAGGACGATTTTTCTATGCCTTTTGAAATTCCTACTATAGAATTAAAATTAAACAATCTGTGTAATCTTAAATGTCGTATGTGTCATCCCATGGATAGTACCAGTTGGAATGATTGGAGTGTGATAAAAGAATTTTACAAAAAAGAAAGCAATATCATGTTTGATATTGTGGAAAAACATAATCTAGAAAATAAACCTTTTTTAGACAAATTTCAAGACGATCCAAAATGGTGGGTTAGTTTAGAAAAATTATTGCCTTACTTTCGTAGAGTAGAATTTGCGGGGGGAGAACCACTGATGGATCCTCAACATTATAGAATATTAGATATGTTGGCGCCATATGGTCATCAAATAGAAATTAAATATGCTACTAATCTCAGCATGTTGGGCAAAGGTGACAGAACTATTTGGCAATATTGGCCCAAATTTAAAAGTGTAGCAGTGAATGTTAGCATAGATGGTATAGAATCTAATTACGAATATATCAGAGGTAATGCATCTTGGTCGAAATTAATTAACAATATCAAACAAATACAAACCATACCAAACATCAGTAGGATAGTAGGCGCAGTGACAGTGCAGGTTAGTAATGTAATGGTTTTAGATAAAATTATTGAATATTTTCTTAATGACATAGGCATTGTATTTCACAGTCACAGAGTTGAATATCCTAAAGTGTTATCAGCACAGGTGTTGCCTCGCAAATTGAAAGACAAGGCAATTGATAGATTAAACTCAGTCAGCAGTAAAATCAAAAACTTTAAAATGATCAAACAACACCCTAAGTTACTGAACTACACACTAGGGCAAATACAAGACAACATCAATTATATCAATGCCATAGACCAAAGTCAACTTTGGCAAGATTGTGTGGAATTTAATCGTAGATTAGACAAGACACGCAATCAATGCTTTGAAGAAGTCACTCCAGAATTTAAAGATTATGTATAAAATTACCAGCAATTGGCCTCATCAGGATCAGATTAAAGTTGAATGGAATCTCGGCAAACGTTGTAATCTTGATTGCTCCTACTGTCCTGCCGAGATACACGACAATTACAGTGAGCACACTGATATATCAGTGCTTAAATCCACTGTGGATGTGCTGTCTCAATTGGGCAAAATACGCATCAGTCTTACGGGCGGAGAGCCTTGTGTGCATCCTCACATTGAAGAATTACTTGTTCATATGAAACAAATGAAAATAGGTTGGATCAATGTTACCACCAATGGTACCAGAACTGTGGAATTCTACCAAAATATTTTGGAAAATTATATTAATCACATTGTGTTCAGTGTGCATTTCGAATCTGATTGGCTGAAGGTCATAAACACAATTATCAAGGTTTATAAGCAGTCTGCCAACAAAAATGTTCTAGTGCATATGATGATGCTGCCAGGGCGTTTAAAAGACGTTAAAGACGCTTGTAAGGCTCTTTTAGAACACAACATATCTTATGCATTAAGACCCATACGCTGGACCAAAACACATGATGATTTTGAAGACATGATCCATTACAGCGAAGAAGAAAAAGAATTTTTGACAGTGAGCAATCACACACCACCAAAAAATATTTTGATAGATGACAAAGTACGTTGCAATGTGAATGATTTATTAATCAACAAAAACAATCAATTTAAAGGATGGAGTTGCATGGCTGGAGTGGAAAGTCTCATGATCAATTGGGATGGTGCAGTTCACCGAGCCACTTGTAGGGTGGGTGGCAGTTTGGGTAACATCTATCATGGTAAATTTGAAATGCCTAAAAATTCTATAATCTGCACTAGAAATTGGTGCACTTGTGCAGCAGATATAGCAATCACTAAAAATAAAAATTATTAAATTAAAAGTTTTTTATTGCAATTTATTTCAGGCTGACATGTACAATTTTTTCTTTCACAAATTGTGGGCACAATATCTGGATAAAACTTATCAGTAAAATTTTGATCTAATAGATTAAAATAATAGTTTTTCATAAAAAGTCTATTGCCACACGCTCCTTTAATACGTCCATCTTTGTCAATCTGAATAGTATCTACTCCCACATGACATAACCATCCTTGAAAATGATTTTGTCCGTTTAAAGAAATATAGTTTTCTGAAACTTTTTTTTTACTGTGATTACTGAATAAAACTGTAGGTGAACGATTAAATTTTTCAAATCTCCTTCTTTTTTTACTAAAAAAATATTGCATTAACGAAGGTTCTCTTTTATTACAGTGACTGATATATTTTTTTTGTTCAAAATTATATTCTACGGTGGCGTGATATATTTCTAACACGTTTATAGCCCATTTATGATTACTATTTTTAAGTTGTTCTACTATGGATATGCATTTATCCCAAGCATGTGGATCCATAAGTACATTGGCATCCACCACAACTTTTTTACTGTGTAAAAGATCTGCTACAGCAATGATATGTGGCACATGCACTCTTTCATGATGACAGCTCAGCATCACAATGTCATTGTAATGACCATATTC